TCGCTCTGCCCCCCCCCCCCCAGCCCGGCTCGGTGCTACCGCCGATATCGTTGGTCAGTTGGGTCAGCTCGGCCAGGCTGACGGCAGCCTTGATGTCTTCGCGCGTGATGTACATGGCTTATTCCTTTTTGCCTATGCCGCGTGCTTTGGCCTGTTCTTCAGCCTGCTCGGCAGAATCTGCCGGCTGTTTGGTTTCAGCCTGTGCCGGCTGCTCTGTCTCGGCAGGCGCGGTTTTGGCCTCAGCCGGTTGTTCGGGCTGGGTCGGTTCGGCAGGCGGCTGTTCCGGCACCGGTGTTGTGCCGTCCGGCCGGTAGCCGGATGCGGCCAAGTCTGCGTCCGAGATGCTGCCTACGGTCACATGTGCGGCCACCAGCTCGTACTGCTCGGGTGTCAGGTCTACGGCTTCGCCGGACTCAACGCGGAACTCCTTGCCATCGGCATCAGCCAGAATCAGCGGGGTGTTGGCGATATAGGTTTTAATCATGGCTAACCCCTCAGTAAAACTTGGATCAGCTCGCCCGCGCCGGCAGCGGCACTGCAGGCAATGCCGACGGCCTTGGCACTGCCTGCGGTCTTGACGGCGCAGCCTTGGGCATCGGGGGATACCTCGTCGCCCACGGCCAGCGCGCCGCCGGCTTCCACCACCACTGTGCCGATGGTGTCAACGGCCAAGATTTCGTTGATGTCAGCATCGTAAGAGGTGGCGCCCAGCACCTTATCGGTAGCCGTAGCCTGTTTGCCGGCGAAGCTCACAAAACGGTTGGCCACGATTTTGCCGGTGGTTTTAACGGTGGTAACCAAGACCACCTGTTTGGTCGGTTTAGACATTGTTTTGCTCCTGTTTCTGTGTAAACACGTTTTCTTTCACTCGATAGGCTTCCAGTTCCCACAGCTTGCGGACTGCATCCTGATAAGCCGCCTCACACCCCACTTCTTGATCAAACATGTCCGGGTTGATACAAGCTGACTGGCCAATTACCACAAAGCCCGATTTCAGGGTCAGCGAGCAAACTGTAGCTGTCGTTTCGCCAATACGGTGGTAATCGGCTTTGTGGATTTTGTCGGTCAAGTCTTCCAAGGTAACGGACAAATTCATACTGTTCTCCTTCAGGCTACCTGAAAATCTCAGGCAGCCTGTTTCTAGGTTTAAGCGATGGCTTTCTCGAAGAGATAGCCGCAGGCACCACCGATGGCGGCAGCTTTACGGATGTCGGTGTAGCGCACATACTCCACCTTGCCGCCCACGCCTTCGTAGCGGTCTACCACCGGCATACCGCGGCGGCGGAAGGTATAGCCGAAGGCGGGCATACCTTCGTCGTTGCCGGCTTCGACCGGTTTCGGGCGTACGATCAGGCTGGCGAAATTGCCCCACACATCCTTGGTGGCTTTCTTGCCGTCGGGTGTGGAGACGGCCTCGCCGACGATGATTTCTTCCACATCCAAGAGGCGGGTCAGCTGCTCGAGCGTAAGAATCCCGCGGTCACTGTTGGCCGACAATTGCCCGCGCAAGCCTTTATGTAGGATCAGCTTGCTGTACACCGATGCCCCCAATACCAGCACGTTCGGGCGCACGCCGCAGGCGGCACGCACTACTTCCCTTGCATTGGCAATATCGGCCTGTACATCGGAGGTATCGTCGCTCCACTGCTTGGTGGCCGACAGGTCTTTGCTGTGGCCGCTCTCGTAGGTGGGCTTGGCCTGAATCAGCGCGGCAATCTCCAACTCCTGTCGCAGCTGGATACCGGCGGTCACGCGGCGGGTGGCCTTGGCCTTCTCATCAAACACCGATTCGTGCTGTGCGCGGTAGTCCACGCCGGCGGCCAAATCGTGCTCTTCCAGCACCACCGACATCTTGCCCGGGAAGTCCAGCGTAATCACATTGCTGGCGGCACCCACGGCACGCTCGGTTTCATACTCGATCAGCGAGCCTTTACCGAACTTCGGCACTTTGATGCCTTCCTTCTCGGTCAGTACCACCGGCATGATGCGTTCGCCGATGAAACCGCCCTGTCTGTAACCCAGCGCCAGCTTGGTCAATACTTCGTCCACTTGGCGCAGGTTGCCTAAATACGTGTTGCTCATGTCTCATCTTCCTTTACTGGATAAACGGTTAATCAATTTGCCGTGCGGCGCGCGGCTTCTTCGTAGGTGATGCCCTCGGCTTTCTGCAAAGCCAAAGCCCGCTCGTGGTGGCTCATGCCCTCGGCGAAGTTCAGGCTGCCTTTGGCCATCTGCCCGGTCGGCAGCTGTTGCGGCAGTACCGCCGCCAAAAACTCGCGCAGCGCAACGCCCAGCGGCTTCGCTGCCTCACCCTCGCCGAAGTCGGCGGTGGTGTGCTCGGGGTGCTCGGCAAAATCCAGCACCTGCACCACCAAGGCTTTGTCGGCTGGTTTCAGGCGGCCTTCCTTTACCAGTCCCTCGGCAAAGTCGGCGTTTTGCTTGTGAGCAGCATCACGCTTGGCTTGGTTTTGCTCATCTTGCATTTTTTTCAAATCAGCTTTGGCTTCGGCAGCTTCAGCTTCCGCCTTTTCGCGGGCGGCCTTTTCGGCAGCCAGTGCGGCAGCTTGGTCTTGTTCAGACATGGGAGACTCCTTATGGTCGGTTGGGTTGGGGGTGGGAGGGGGATCGGCAAACAATACCGGGTCGGGTGGCAGGTCAGGCCGGGCGGCCATTTCCTTGATGCCTTCGATTTCCCAGTCCGGCACCACCTTGTCGGCGGCGTCCTGGCCAAACTGGGCAATCAGCCATTCGCGCATATTGCGCCACAGCCGGGCGGCGATACCGTGTGCCGCCTCGGAAAATTCAATCACGCCTTCCTCGGCTTCGCCGAACTCAATCGCCCGCAGCCCCTTGACCGCCGGGGCGTGCGCACCGAGAAAGCCGACATGGCGCAGGTAGTAGCTGTTCGGTACCGGATTGTTCGGATGGCCGGGCGGCCAAAAGGAGGCGGATACCTTCTTGTAACGTCCGGCGCGGACGGCCTCGGCAAAGCCATCATCCATTTGGGCAAACTCGGCAGTCAGGCTGCCACCGTCGGCTGCCAGCTTCGGCACCCAGCCGTAGGCCGGGGCATTCATGGCCGGATGGCCGATGACAATCGGCGCTTCGTGCAGCTTCGGGTCGTACACTTCGGCGGCGCGCTGTACGTCGGCATCCGTGATGTTCCACCGGCTGCCATCGGCGCTGATGCGTTCGCCACTTCGAAAAATCTCAAACATAAAAAATCCCCATCACTCGTGTTAAGCGAATGATGGGGCATGGGCTGCCTGAAAGTCCTTTAAACGGGTTTAAAAAAATACCTCCGAAGCCAGTATCGCCAAATTTGCGTTTTAAGCGCGTTCGGGCGGCGGGATAAGCAAACGTACCAAACCGTAAAAAGACATCGGTCAGGAACGTTCCTGACCGACCTTGTACGCGTTTTAATCTGTTTTACTCCCTTTGCCTTTCCCTTCATCGAACAAATCCTGCTGTGCGGCGTCGATTTTAGCCTGTCGTACCCGTTCGATGATGCGGTAAATCCACTGCTCCGAAAACCCGTACTCGCGTGCCAGCTCTTTTTGATTGGTACCATCGAACTTGTCAAAGATTTCTACGTCGCGCTCGTCGATATCCCACAGCACCCCGTGCGGGATATACAGGTTCTGTCCGCCCCATTCCCGCGCCATACGTTTGGCCACATGGTTACCGATGGTTTTGGCCTGTTTTTTGTCCGCCACCCCGGCAGAATGCACTTCCTCCCCGACCTTGGCCGCCAAATCGGACAGCAGCTCGGCCACCCTTGCCTGCGTCATGTTCCCGCTCCTTCCCGCGTTACCCGCTGTTTCCATTGTTTCAGGTGCTCAATCACCCGCGAAGCATCGTCCACGCCCAGCCAGCCCTGATAGTCCACGCCGGTCATGCGCGATACGAAACGTGCCAGGCTCAACTCGCTCGGGCTGCGCACCGCGCCCAGGCGGTGCAGCTCCAGCCACAGAGCGCGGATTTTTTTGATTTGCGCATCTACCCCGGCGGCGGCCTCGCGCACCGGAATGTCCGGCTTGCCACTTTCGGCCTGCGCCTTGGTGGTGACCACAAACCCCATCGCCTTCATGCCTCGCAGCGCCAGTTCCAGCTCCTCCAACGACAGCTTGGTACTGCTGGTCTTGCCGCCCGATACGTTGGCCAGCAGCCTGCGGTAGGCGGCATCGTCCAGCATCAGCTGGTTCTTGGCCACGTGCAAGAGCTTAATCAGGCGGGCTTTCTTGTGGGCTTTGGGTTCACGCATTTGGACTCTCCTAATGTTCCACTGATGCCGCCGCATCGCAGCGGCATGGGTTGAACATCACTTATTGTTTGAGGGCGTCGCGCAGCGGCTTGCCAGCTTTAAACTTAGCCTGTCTAGCCGCCGGAATCGTGATGGCTTCACCGGTGGCGGGATTCCGGCCTTGGCGTTCAGCTCGCTCGACTACGGTAAAAGTACCGAATCCCACCAGCTGCACGTCTTCGCCGCGCTTGAGGCTGTCGGCCACAATGTTTTCAAAGGCGGCCAAGGCTTTGGCGGTATCGGCCTTGCTGAGTCTGGACTCGACCGCCATCACGTTAATCAAATCGGTTTTATTCATGGTATTACTCCTTAAGTGGTAAACGGCAAACCGTGCCGTGCGGGTTACTGCTTAATCTCTGGGACATCTTGCACTTCCTCACCACGTAGGCGAGCGTTGGCATTGATGGTCATCATCGCTATGGCGGCATAATTCTGTGCCGGGGTATTCTCGGAGGAGATACCGCGCACCATAGGTACGTCACTGGTACATCCGATGTCCAGCGTATTTTCCACGTCTTCGATGGTAATGATTACTTTGGCCATATCGTTACTCCTGCCAACCGCCCAACAATCCAACCAGCTCGCCGATTAAGGCGCTCAGGTTGGCGGATACGATGAGCTGCGAAGCAGCGGCCAAGTCGGCGGCATCGTCGCCGTGGTTTTCCGCTGCTTCCTGCAGCACATCCAAATACTGGATACGTTTGAGCGTGAACTCGCTGGTTAGCACAAAGGCAACCCGCCCGTCCCAAACCAAGCCCAGCTCGCTCACTATCTTGCCGCAGCGCACATGGCCGGCCACTTCCTCGGCTGTCAGGTCTTGTCGTTTGATGCGTATCTCCGGCGGCACATCACCCGCGCCTCGCAATGAGGCAATGTCGTCCAGCTCAAAGCGTCCGGCTGCCTCGCCGCGCAACAGCCATTCAGTCATCAGTGCCGATGGCGTTTGGCGGGTATGTACCAGCTGGGCTTTCAAGCCGCCCAAGGCTTCGCGCAGTTTAGCGAGCAGGTTTTCCGCTTTGGAGGCGGCAGCGCTGTCCACCAGCAACATGCCGCCGGCAAAGAGTGCACGGGTATGGGTGGCGCGGACAAAGGCACGAGGCAGCAACTCATCGGTTACCTGCTCCTTCAATTCCTGCCGTTCTTTGCGACCGACCGAACGGCATTCCTGCTGCTCAATACGTGCCACCCGTTCGCCTACCGCCCGCTGGATGACACTACCCGGCAATACCTTCTCCTCCCGCCTTAACGCAATCCCCATCGTTTGTTCAACCTTAAAGACCAGCTCGGGGGTGAAGCTCTGCGGTGCAGCAAAACCCTCGGTAAACCAATCCAACCCACCGCACGGGGCAAAGGGTGCGTCGGCCAATTTGTCGGCCAGCAGGGCGGCATTCGGAATTTCAGACGGCCTGAATATGGTGCATTGACTAAACCACATAATTACACCTTCGCAATATCCAAGTTCATCAAGCGATACTCGCCGTTGGCATCACGCTCGTGCACCCGCACAAAGGCCTTGCTGGTATGCACCTGCAGGCTGTCGCTCAATGCATCCATCGCGCGTTGCCATTTCTCGTCGCCGATGTCCAGACGGCGCAGCCCCAGCACGCGGGCGGTGCTGATATTGCCGTCGCGGTCGGTGGCGAAGGCGGCGTTGATGATGGCCAGCAGCTCGGGGCGGCTACCTTCCGAGTATTCGCGGATACATTCGTCAATCAGCACTTTGGCTGCGGCCAGCCCTTCGTCGAATACCAGGGCATCTTGCATCGCCAGCTGCACGCGGTACTGACCGTCGAAACTGTGCAGGCGGATATTGCCCTTCTTGCCGCCCAGCGAGGTGCCGTACTGGTTGGCGGAGAGTTCGGCAAAGGCCGCAATCTCGTCCATCGCCCAGCGGCGGTATTCCTGCAACTCCTCCTGTACCGCGCGGGCGCGGGCGGTAATCTTCTGCACCAGCTCGTCGCGCAGCAGGTCAATCGGGCGGATGTTGGCAATCGGCACCAGATTGCCTCGCGCGTCCTTCTTGTATTGGCTCATATCAATTTGGCTCATCTTCATTCCTTCCATCACCTAAAAATCGGTTTCGTTCAATCATCTTGTCGGCCAGCATGCCCAGTATTTCGGCCAAACGCTTTTTGTTGCTGGCTATTTCCTCTTCCGTCCACACCTTTTTCGGGGCTTCCAGCTGCGGCAGGGGCGGTACGGGCGGGATACAGGCAATCAGCATTTTCGGGGTCGGCCAGCGGTCTACGGTTGCCCATAACGCGCCGAAGGCCTGTCGGATGCGCGGTACGTCGCGCTCATCGTTCCAGGCGATCGGCAGCGAATCGAAAGCGGCAATCCATGCCTGATACGTCCCGTCGGCCGCATCGAGCGGCGGATGCCCAGGCAACCGCATGGCGAACATGTGCTGGATACCGGATACCAAGGCATTGTTTACTTCTTTGGTCATCATTTCGGGTCATCATCGCTTAAACTTCTCACCGGCTGCGGCCGCTTGCAGGGTACTGCTGGCCGCGGTCTGTTGTTGCGGGTTAAGGCTGCCTGAAAGGGCGGTATCCGCTGCCGGAGCCAAGGCTGCGCCGGCGGTTTTATCCGGCGTCCAGAAGGTCAGGTTCTCCAGCAGGAAGCCGTGGCTGGTCAGGGGCGGGGTCAGCTTGCCGCTGTCGCGGGCTTCGATAACGCGGTTAAACGCCCAAATCCATGCTTCGCGCGGTGCGGGGTAACTCTGCCGCTTGCGGGTAATCTCGCCCGCCTGAATCAGCGGTACCAGCTCGCCCAGCAGCTTGGCCGCCCGCGCCCAGCTCAGGTCGCGCTCGCCCGGGCGGAACAGGCCGAGATAGCGCAGCGCGGCTTTGGCCAGCTCGTCGGAGATACCGGCCAGCGCTACCATCAGACTGCGCGCCTCGTCGTGGGTAATCAGCACCTCAAGGCTGGCGCTGGCGCCGCAGCACGGGCAACGGGTTTTCATGCTTCCGCTCCCTGTTCGGCATCCAGCCGGATAAAGGTGTCGATGTCTTCGCGCTCGGTTTGCAGGGTAAATGCCCTGTCTTCGTCGTTCATGTCGCCCGGGTAGTCACGCAGAATCATCCAATCCAGCCGGGCAGTGTCGGGGTGTATAACAAGCTCCAAATCATCGCTATAGACAAGCTCTGTCTTCTCTTCGGAGATAAATTGCACAGTAACCTCATCGCGTGTGTTTGCCTCTTCCAACACCACACCGAATACCGTATTTTCTACATCTTTGAAACGAACATGGTCGCCAAATTTAAAACAGGTTTTCATTTCATTTGTCCTCACTTATTTCCCAACCGGGTCATACACAATCCCGCGCATCCGCTCTTGATCACTCATGCGCTCGTACACTGCTACCGCTTCGGCGGCCTCACTCTCAGCCTGCCGCTCTTTGGCTGCCAGCCGTGCCGCTGCCGTATCCGGTTGTCCCACCAGCTGCCGATGGGCGGTAGGCTGCGGGGTACAGCTGCCGGCCATGGCGGCATAGGCCACTGCCACGATGGCGGCAATCAACCAGTTCCGAGCTTCGCGGCGGGCAACGTTTTTTAATTCCGACCACATGGTTGTTATCCTTTCCAACTGATGCGGATATAACGCACCGCTTCGCCGACACCGATACCGATGATGACCAGCGCCAGCGCCAAGGTCAGCGCGTTGCCGAGCACCTGCCAGCAGCTTGCCTGTACAAACCAGTTCCAAAATGCACTCATCTCACACCCCCCTCACCATGTCGCCGTCCACCGGCATTTGCAGTTCTGCTGCCTGATTCATGGCCGCCGATACCAAGTTGTTCACCGCCAGCGGGTAAAGCAGGCTGTGCTCTTCCACCCCGCGCCCGCTGCGCCCGCGCACCGTCAGCCGTTCGGCCACCGCGTCAATCGCGTTCTCGTCCATAATTTTGGTGATGTCGCCGCCGGCGCGTTCGATTTTGTGTTTCAGGTAGCCTGCCAGCCGTCCGTCGGTCAGCGGCAAGAGCGTCACCACCTCGCAGCGCTGTACCACTTCGCGCACCGCCGGGTTGTTTTCGCTGAGCTTTTGTGCCAGTTCGGTCTGGCCGATCAGTACGATGCCGAGCAGGCGGTCAAAACCGTTTTTCAATTCAAAAAAGCGTTTCAGGTGCTTCAGGGTGGGGATCGGCAGGCCGTGTGCCTCTTCGATGATCAGCACATGCTTGTTGCCCGCCTTCGCGCTCTCCTGCAGGGCGCGGTGGATTTGGCGGAAACGTGCTTCCGAATCGCGGTAGGGTCGGATGCCGGGTGATACTGCCTCCAAGATGGCGGCTGCAATGTGCGCGGCTTTCAGGGTTTTGCCCTTCACATCATTGTCTTCCATCGCCAGCACATACGGTTCGATGGTGATAACCTGCCTGCCATCACGGTTGATGCGGTCTTGCAGGTCTTCGCGCAGGGTGGACTTACCCGCGCCGCTTTCGCCGACCACCGCCACAAAGCCTCCGTGGCAGGCCGTCTGATACATCGCCTCGCGCACATAGCGCACATCCGGCGTCATATATACGTCCTCCGCGCTGCGGATTTCATCGTTGAACGGGTCGCGTACCAGGCCGAAATAACGGCGGGTGGCTTGGGTCAAAGTAGCTTTTCGTAGTAACATAGCGTCGTCCTCGCTTTCATTAGGGTGGGCAGGTGCGGTTTCCGGCTCGTTTTCCAGACATTGCGGAATGACCGCACCATTCGTTTCAAAATACTGCTTCAAACTCTCGCGCAGCTCGGCTGCGCCTTTTTTCGGCCATTCGCCGTGGTTGATTACCGCCACCAACCTGGGCTTGCTGCAGCCGATTTCGGCAGCGGCCACGGCGTACGATTTGCCGATTTTTCTAAATGCTTCCTTCATCTCATGCCTCTTTCACAATCCGCAGGCTGCCTGCGGTTTTCAGGCGGCCGAATACTTCTTCGATCTGGCTGGTGACCACCCCGTCCGGGTACAGCCGTTGCAGGGTTTTCACTGCCTCGCCCCAGTTGCCGCCGGCCGCTTCGATGCGCGGTTTGAGCAGCTTGGCCAGCTCGACCTTGCTCAACACCTGCTCGCGCACTTCCATCGTGTTGTAGGCCATCTGTTGCCCTTGCTTGGGCATATACAGGGTGTTGGCGGCGGCCAGCGTGTCTTCCTGATGTTTGAACGGGTCGATTTCGCCGCCGAAGGGCACCGCCTTGCCTTTGCGTTTGGCCGCTGCCGCTTCCAGCGTGTCGGCCTGCATCGCCAGCTTGTCCAGCTCCTTGGCGTGGCTTTGTGCGGTGGTATCGGCCTGCCCTTTGTATTCCGCACCGATAACGGCGGCATCGGCTCTGAAGCCCATCTCGTCAAACACCACCTCCGGCACCGCCTGCCAGATTTCGTTGCCATCGCTGTCGTAAGTGGCGATACGTGCGCCGGTCGGCTCCCACGGGTTCTTGGCCACCAGCAGTTTCTGCCCTACCAGCACGCCCTTGATGTCTTTCACGCTGTACACCCGGCCGCCGAAGCGGATTTCCAGATCGGGCGACACCTTGGCTTCTTTCGGTGCGGAAACGGCCAGCTCGCGGCAGTAGTCGGCAGGCGGCGGCAGAATCAGCTGCTCGGCCTTGATTTTGTTCCATGCCTGATAGCGGGTCAGGCCGTGCCGGCTGTGAATCTGCGTGCCGTTGTAGTAACGCATCCAGCGTTCGGCCAGGCGGTTCAGCTGCCCGATGTCGTGCACCTCGGTAAAGCGCAGGCTGCTTTCAAACGCCGTCTCCACAATGTCATTGCCTTTTTCCACCTGTCCTTTGGCGCGCGGGTTGCCCGGCTTGTTGATCTGCACATGCACATCCAGCGACTTGCACAGGTTTTTAAACGCCGCCGAGGTATTCGCACTGCCCGGGTCGAGCATCACCATGCGCGGCACACCGCGGAACGGGTCTTTCAGGATGTCCGCCTTCTCCTGCATCATGAAGATAAAGAAGTCGCACAGGTTGGCGCTGGTCTCGCCGCCGAAGTAGTAGCGGGCGAGAATGGTGCCGCTAGCGTGGTCGGTGCCGGTGTAGCGCCACACGCGGTCGTTTTCGATTTTGACCACGTTTTTCGGTTTGTTTTTGTAGAACTCTTCCTGCTTCATTACCCGCAGGCCGCTGTCCTCGCCGCTGCGCGGCAGGTAGTAGAGCACGCACAGACTGGGGTCGATCTGCCAGCAGTGGTTCGGGTGTTCCGATTTCATGCGGTTCACCGGCGCGGGCTGCAGCAGTTGGTCGGGATGCAGTTTGTATTCGCGCAGGGCGCGGGTAACCGTGCTCTCGGACAAGGGCAGCACCTCGCCCGTTTCCTCATCCACGCGGGCGGCATCGATTTTGCCGTTGGCGCGCAGCATCTCCACCGCGCGGGCTACCGACATCAGCCGTTTGCCGTTGCGCCGCATCGCCTCCATCAGCACGGCCGAAATCAGCTGTGCCTCGTGCAGGCTTAATTCCGAGCGGCCGGCATCGCTGCGCCGTTTGCGGCCGGGCTTCACACTGACCGCTTCCAGTTTGCGGTACAGTGTGGCCACGCTGATACCCAGCTCGGTCGCCTGGCTTTTCAGGTAGCCTGCCTTCTCGCCGTGGCCGAGGGTGGCTGCATGAGCGGCCACGGCAGCCAGTTTCTCGGTCAATGCAGGATTCATGGTTTACTCCCCGTCCAGCCATTCCGGCTTGGCGTTGGTCGGTGCTTCTTGCGGCAGGGTAAAGCGTTCGCGCAGGGTTTCGGCATCGCGGATGATTTGGTTGATGGCCGCCACCATCTGCGGGCGGTGGTCGTAGCCGTTGGCTTCGCCGTGTGCCAGCATCTGCTCGAAGACCTCAGCAAAGCGGCTTAAATCGCTGCGGGCGGCCACTTCCAAACCGGAGAGCTGCATGGTCAGTTCGCTGCCCACGTCTTCCGGCTTCGGCTCTTTGCCCGTCTGCTTCTTGGCCAGCTTCTCGGCCAGCTCGTCCACCTTCTTGTTTTTGTCGGCGATGATTTTGTCTTTGGCCTCGGCGGTTTCGCGGCTCTCGCGCAGGGCGGCGCGGAGTTCGCGTACCGTCATTCTTTCTACATCGTCCAACGTGTGACCGTTGATATCGCCGCCGTCAGCTAAATCGACTATCGCCTCATCCTCCTCTACCAGCAGCTCCAGCAGTTTGGATTTACCCAGCTCCATCAACTTAGACTGAGCCTTCTGCATTTGCGGTGTAGCAAAACGGCGGGTGGCTTGCGTGAGCTGTTGTGCTGCTCGTGCCGACATCCCAAAAACTTCGCAGACGTCTGCGAACTTTTCCCAAGTCATGTGTTCTTTCAACACAATTAGGACACGACCAAGCTCAAACATACCTTCAACGGTCTGCCTCATTGCTTGGCGGCCACGTTCAATCCAACGATCTTCGTTATAGGTTTCGCCCCCGCCCCACTGTTCCATTACCCGCACGCTGTTCAAGGCTGCGTTGTTGGCGGCTACGGTTAAAGTGTCATGTTCGATTACTTCCTGTTTGCTCATTTTTTGCTCTCCAAAACGGACGCCAGCGTCCGTTTTCAAATTCGGTTAACTCGTTGGTCGGTCTCTTCCAACTTGCCTTTTAGATATTCGGTCTGCCGTCTGAAGCGTTCGGCAATCTGAAGCGTCTTCACGCTGTAGGCGAAATTGCCGTTATCCAGCTTCACCACCAGCCCCGCTTCGATTAAATCCTCCAGTTCGCGGGTAACGTAAGACGGGTTAAGGTCTAGGCCGTCGGCGATTTCCTTATTGCTGATGCCGATTAGCGGGTGCGCTTCCAATGCCTTGAAGACACTCAGCAGCCGCTGTCCTTTTCCGCTCGCCATATCAATCCTCCGGTTGCTCTTTCAGTCCCAATTTAATCGCCGCCTCGTGCGCCATGCCGCGCCGGCCTTTCAGTTGGCCGCGCAGCAGGTGCTCCACTACCGTACGCTCGAAGCCGAAATACCTTGCCCACGCGCTGCGGTTGATGCCGTGCCGCACGAAGTACCGCTGTGCCGACTGTGTTGTCTGCGGATAGGGCAGCGGCAGAAATTTGTCATGTTGCTTACTCATTTAGTGCCTACCTGTGTTAATCTGTGCTAATCGTTTATTTCAAGGAGTCCCGACGCCATGCATATCGACAATGCCCCTGGGTTTTCTACTGCCGAAGAACATATTGCCGAGCTGTACCGCCGGATAGATGGGTTAAGTGCCCGTATTGACAGTTTCGACTTGGTGTTCTATCCCATTTGCCTCGCCATCCGTTTGCAGTCTCCCCTTTTCTTTGATGAAATCACGTCCGGAATAGAAACCGTCCATCGACAGAAAATAAAAGAGGCGGCGGAGGCGGATTCCCCGATTGATCCTAATAATGTCTATGCTTTGGAACGCTTCTTAGCAACGGCCAAGCTTGTTCGAGAGAGTGCCGAAAAAGTGCTAGCCGAAGTTGCCGCTGCCGGGAAGCCAGCCGGATAAAAGCCTTTCTCTTCCGGTTCAAGGCCGCTTGGATTTCCTGACGTATGATTCGACGCAATTCTTGTTCGGTCATTTTTCGTCCTTTTCTGTGTCGGATTGGTTTTAACTGTGGTGTTGCGTGTAGAATAATCTACATTTGTAGTTTTAGCAAGGGGAGAATTGTGAATTTTGTAGATTTTTTGTACAGAATAAAGCAAGAGCTTGATTTAAAACAAGATAAGGATGTGGCTAATTTTTTGGGATTAGAGATAAAAGCATTTTCAGCAAGAAAAGCAAGGAATTCGGTGCCTGAAGATAAGTTGCGTCTAGCCGCAATTGCACATCCTGATATGAAGATTGATGTTGACTATATTTTGACTGGCACTCGATCTGGCCAAACGGAAATAGTGAGAGCCCCATCCCCGAGTTATACAGACAAGAGGCTACCTGAAAAATCTACACCCAGCCTGAGCGAGGAAGAGCAGGAGCTGCTGGCCTTGTTCCGCCTGTCTAGCGAGCTTGGCCGCGCCGTCATCATGAGCGCCGCCCGGGGCGCAGAGAAAAAAGAAGTCGCATCTGCGGCTGATCAAGTAGCGTAATTATTAAATTTAACAAACCATTAAGATTATGGAAACATATCCAGAATTACTAGATGCCAATCAGAACAACCCATTCTCTTTGTCAATGAAATATCTGTTAGTAGTTACATTCAATAAGTCAAACAGTAAAAATTTTCAAACAGCTTTATTGTGGGCAAAAAGTGCCGAAGTGTTCAAAGAGTTTAAAATGGGGAAAGATGAAATCTATTTGTGTGCCTTCGGCAAAAATGTGGAGCAAGCAGGAGCAGCGAATGTGTTTTTGCACTATGTGGAAAATTGGTCAGGCAAACAAATTTATATTGGCGGGCGTATACATTCCGGCAGCATTTATAACTTGAGTGGCATTTTAGATTGCTATCAAAAATCGCTATCCTGTCAAAATGTTAAAAGTTACTGTTGCTTCTTAAGTGATGATGTTTTCTTGTCTCATCAACCACAAAGCACATCCTTCACTATATCTCTGTCGCTTGAAAAAATTGAAAAGAAAGATAGTGAAAAGAAACCGTTGTATGTTGTACCATGCCAAAATCTGCAATACCGGAAAATAGAGAAAGATACTTGTCTAGGTTCTTGGAGTGAACAAATCCAAGCATTAGCTGTTAGAGAAAATCTTGCTTGGTGTCCTTCATTTAATGCTGCCTTATTTAGGCAATATGACTGAATTTATCACTTCTCTTTTTTAAACCCGTTTAAAAGACCCCCGACACCCCCATCAGCCACAATCCCTGCATCAACACCGATGCAGGGATTTTCTTATGTATATCACCATTACCGCAGGACACAGTAACACAGACCCCGGTGCCGTCAACGGCAGCGACCGCGAGGCCGACATCGCGCAAGACATGCGCAACATCGTCGCTTCTATCCTCCGCACCGATCATGGCCTTGAAGTAAAGACTGATGGGGAGGGCAAGGGCAATCTGCCGCTCAGGGAAGCGGTCAAGCTCATTAAAGGCAGCCGTCTGGCCGTCGAGTTCCACACCAACGCGGCGGTCAATAAGACAGCCACCGGTATTGAAGCCTTATCTACACCAAAAAACAAAGCCACCTGCCAGCGCCTGTGTCGAGCGGTGGAGCAGGCCACAGGTTGGAAGCTGCGCGGCGAAGACGGCTACAAGCCCGACAATGCCGGCCAACACAGTCGCCTGGCCTACGCCCAGGCCGGCGGCATCATCCTCGAACCATTCTTTATCTCCAATGATGGCGACCTTGTTAAATGGAAGCAAACCAAATGGAGCATCTGCCGCGCCATCGCTAACGCCATTGCCGAAGAGGTTAAAGCATGAAAGAGAAAAAAGTATTGGTGGCGCTGGCACTGTCTGCCGTGTTGCCGAGCCTGACCCATTCCGCACCCCGGCTGGAATATTCGGTCGGTGCGTGGAGCTACCCGCTTAGCGGCCGCCGCAGCGGTGGCAGAAATCATCGGACGGCCGGCAAACGACAACCGCGTCCGCCACCACAACGGCCACAGCTATTACTACGACGACTTCGGCAACGTCATCCAGAAAGAGAAGGCAGACGGCGAAGTACACAACTACCATTACGACCCGCTGCACCAACTGGTGCAGGCGGACATCTTCCGTCCCGGGCGGGAGAAAGAAAGCTGGACATACCAATACGACGCCGTCGGGCGGCGCATCCGCAAACGTCGGATTGATGCCGAAGGCGGCATCCTCGGCGAAACCCGTTACTTATGGAGCGGCAGCCGGCTGCCACAAACAATCGACGGCTGGCAGAAGCATACCTACCCCTACGCCGGC